CCGAGCACGCTCAAGCGCCTGGTCGCTATCGTCGCGCACTACAACATGTGGAACCGGGCGTGCAAAGAGGACAGCCCGGTCTACATCGCATATCGAGACGCCGTGCGCGAATTGCATGGAATTGCGACAGGGAAAGTCGTGCTGTTCGGCTCTGCCGACGGCGCTTCCGTTCCGCGCGGGGCTGCAGCATGGACGCCAGCACGTCAGATGACTGACGCAACGCTTTCCAGGATGTTGGCATTCAAGCCAGGATTTTTCAATGCTGACTATCACGGTTGATGATGCACAAGTCATGGCGTCGCTTGCAAAGCTGCGGGCGCGGGCGTCTGACATGACGCCGGTCATGACCGACATTGGCGAAGAACTAGTGTCGCGCATCCTGGACAGCTTCGAGCGCGAGGCGACCCCGTATGGCGAAAAGTGGACGCCGCTAAAGCCAGCGACCATCCTTGGCCGCGCGCGTAGGTTCAAGACAGACAAGGCAAAGCAGGCCGCCATTGCCGACCCGCGCATCCTGCAAGACACCGGCACGCTGCGCTCGAGCATCGAGATTCAAAGCGTCGGCAATGACCATGTGAACGTCTGGTCGCGCGTCGAATATGCCGCCGTGCATCAGTTTGGCAGCACGCGGAAGAACATTCCGTCTCGGGAGTTTTTCCCTATGCATGATGAAAGTACTGTTGACCTTCCTCCCGAGTGGCAGGAATCAATCCTGAATCAAATCGCTCTGCATATGAAGGCGTGGAATGCTTGAACTCGAATCGCTCATCCGCCAACGACTGATCGACACCGTGCCTGCGCTCGCCGGGGTTCACGGCGCGGTGTCGCTCGGGGTCGAGGATGTGAGCGGGAAGAAACTGCCTGCCGCCTTCGTTGTCAGCAACGGGCACAAGATGCTTGAGGTGACGGCGCATGGCAAGACCGCACGTCTCGCCAGCCGCTGGCTGGTTGTGGTCGTGGTGCGCAATGTGCAACATGCCTCACAGGGCGAGGCGGCTCGGGCGGACGCGGCCAATTTGGTTCGGTCTTGCCTGAAATCCCTCATGGGATGGCAGCCCATGCCGGGATACCAGAGCTTGCAGCCCGTAACGCCACCCGCTCCGGTCTATGACAGCGGCCTCTTGCTCTACCCGCTGGCCTTCGAGATCGGCGAAGTCATCCAGGGAATCGAATCGTGATCCTGACCTTGCTCAAACCGCATACCGACGCCGGGGCTGATTACGCGTCTGGCGGCCTGCTCGACGTGGACGAACCCACCGCGCAGTGGCTGATCGAGCACGGCGTGGCAGAAGCCGCGCCGGAACCCGAACCCAAGAAACCCACCCGTAAAGGAGAGTGAACATGGCATATTTTTCTGGACAAGGCCGCGTGTACATCGGCCAACGCGACAGCAACGGAAATCCGCTCGCGTTGCGCTGGCTAGGCAACGTGCCATCTCTGAAGATTCAACTCAAGACCGAGACGATGGAGCACAAGGAAGCATACAGCGGCCAGCGCTTCACAGACCTGCAACTCATCAAAAGCAAGGACGGAGAATTCTCTGCGACGTTGGATGATTTCAGCCTAGAAAATCTCGAACTGACGCTTTATGGGCAAACCAGCTCGGTCTCGGCTGGCACCGTCACGAACGAGGCTCTGCCATCTGGCGCGGTCGCAGGCGGCATCTACCTGCTGGCAAACCAGTTCGTGTCTGCCGTGACGGTGAAGGACTCGAACGGCACCCCCGCCACGCTTGCAGATGGCACCGACTACAAGGTGCATGCCGAGCAGGGCGCAATCGAGATGCTCAATGTGACAGGCTTCACCCAGCCGTTCAAGGTGGACTATAGCTATGGCGCTGCCAAGCGCCTGGCGATGTTCAAGACCGCGCAGCCAGAGGTGTGGCTGCGCTTCGATGGCCTCAACACGGCGGACAGCAACAGGCGAGTCATTGTTGACCTCTACCGCGTGGTACTCAACCCGACCAAGGATTTCTCGTTGATCGGAGACGACCTACAGAAGTTTGAACTCGATGGCCGGGTGTTGGCCGACCTCAGCAAATCTGACACTGGGCCGCTCGGCCTGTTTGGCCGGGTGATCCAGGCGAACGTATAAGGGCTGCGCAGCGGCTATTCCGGTGCAGACGCCGCCGCAGCCCGTGGCGGCGTCTGCACTTCAGATGCAGCGATTTGACCAAAGCCAGACCCCATGAGCGACGGGCAAGTAGAGCTTGAACTTCGGATGGCGACGCAGCAGTTTGCTGCTGCGTTGGACAAAGCCGTTTCTGATCTCAAGACAAAGACCGGAGAGATCAAGGCCGAAGGCGACCAGACCGGGCAGGCGCTCGACCAAGCCTTTCGCGTGCTCGGCATCAAGGGCGTCAAGGCGGTTGAAGAAGAGATCAAGCAACTTCAGACCGCGCTCAAGACGGTGCGCGAGTCTGCGGATGTTCTGCCTGCGGACAAGGCCGCAGCGGTAGCCGCCTTCAATGCCCGATTGGCAGAGCTGCGCGGATCGGCATCTGGTGCAGCTCCAGCCGTGCAGGCCGTGGGCCGAGAAACCACAACCGCCTCCGACGCCATGTCGGAAGCAGCATCAAAGGCGGCTGCATGGGTGTCCGCAATTGCCGGTATCGGTGCTGCGCTTGACGTTGGCAAAAAGGTTGTCGAGACTGGCAGCGAGTTCCAGACCCTCGGTGTACGCCTAGAAAACCTGCTCGGGAGCACGCAGAAGGCGACCGAAGCCTTCGACATGATCAAGCGGCTCGCAATCACCACTCCGTTCGAGGTGACGGCGCTGACCGAGAGCTTCGTGAAGCTGACCGCCTTCGGCATGCAGCCGACCGAAGCGCAGATGCGTTCGCTCTCCGATATTGCCGCGAACCTCGGCGGCGGCACTGAGACCCTATCGCGCGTTACGCTCGCGCTCGGCCAAGCTTGGACAAAGACCAAGCTTGAGGGACAAGAAATACTGCAACTCGCCGAGGCGGGCGTTCCGGTGTGGGACGCGCTGGCGAATGCCACCGGGCGAAGCGTGCCGGAGCTTCAGAAGATGAGCGAGGCAGGTCTGCTTGGCCGCGATGTGATCTCCAAGCTGATCGATGAGCTTGGCCGTATGAACGCTGGCGCGTCCGACAAACTGATGAACACCTATGCCGGTGCAGTCAGCAACGCCAAGGATGCGCTCGCCGAGTTCTTCGACATGGTGTCGCGCTCGGGCGTGCTCGACTTCCTGACCGCAAAGGTGCAGGAACTGCTGGCAGAGTTCGACCAGCTGAAGCAGTCTGGAGAGCTACAGGCCAAGGCCAAGGCCATCGCAGACACATTCGTGCAGATCGCCACCGGAGTCGAGAGCGCCATGAAGGCTGCGGTGGCGTTCGGCCCCGTGCTGCTCAAGATCGTCGAGGTTGCAGCGGCTCTCAAAGCCGTGAGCATCGCCAGCACGATCTATGAGGCGACAGCGGCGATGATTGGTCTGCGCGGTGCCGCTACTGGCGCGGCGGCGGCCATGACCGCAACGGCGGCAGAGACGAGAGTTGCTGCGGCTGGAATGGCGACCGCAGCCACGCAGGCCACGGCACTCACCGCCATCCTGCGCACACTGCGCATGGTGTCTGGCGTTGGTCTGGCAATCGGCGTTGCCGAGCTGGTGAGCGAGTTCTTCCGGGCGAAGTCCGCCGCAGAAGCAGGCGACCGGGCCGTCGCTGCGATGCTCGCCGAAAAGCCAAACACCGGGGCCAAGCGGCAGACCGAGGAACAAAAGAAGGCGTCAGAGGAAGCGGCCAAGTCCGCCGTCATGGCAGAAGGCGCAACCCGCGACCTGGTGCAGTCATTCGATCGCGCACGCGAGGCTGGCGAGTCGGTTGCTGATGCGCTCAAGAAAGTACAGCAGGGCGTGGACTTCACCAGCGACGGACGGCTTGCCAACAGCGCCAAGGCGCTTCAGCAATTGCTCGAGGATGGCAAGATCAGCGCCGATCAATTCCGCGAATCATGGAGCGCAGCGCTAAAAGGCGTAGACCTCGCCGAGTTCGCCGTGCGCGCCCGCACCGCATTCGCTGCGACCAGCGAGGGCGCGAAGCTCTCGCAGCAGGCCATCGATGCCGGCCTGCGGGAAGCCATCCGCCGCGCCGGTGGCGACTTCGACGTGATTTCGGGCGGCATGGGCAAGGCCGCTCAGCAAGCGGTGCAGGGGGTAGACCTAATCATCGACAACCTTGGCCGCCTCAAGTCTCAAGGCGCGGATGTGGCCGCGGCGCTGAGCTACTCGTTCAAAAAAGCGATCGACACCGCAGACGGCCAGGCCGCGCTCGATGCGCTGCGTGCCCGCATCGAATCCGTGCGGCGCTCGCTGGGTGACAAGCTCGCGGACGGCCTGCTCGATCAGGCGGCGCAGAAGGCCAGAGAACTTAAGGCGGCAATGGACGGCGTGACGCCTGGCATTAACAGCGTGGCAGAGGCAATGAAAACGCTCGGTCTCAAGAGCCGGGAGGAACTGAGCGCGACCGCGAAGCATGCGCAGGAAGCCTATGAGGTCATCAAGCAAGCCGGGCAGCAGGAAGGCGAGAGCTATGAAGCCTGGCAGGCCCGGAAATCCGAGGCCGCGCGGAAAATGGTTGACGCTCTCGTGCAGTCTAACGGCGGAGTTGTGAGTACAGAAATCCGGGCCCGCGCCGAAGCCGAGGGAGTGGCAGACGCACTGCAAAGAATCGGCCCTGCTGGCGAGCGCGCTGGGGAGCAAGCCGCTTCCGGTATGGTAAAGCTGACACAAGCGACGATCGAAGCAAATAAGGCGCTTGATGAGCAAGAGCAGCGCAGGAAAAAACTTGAAGGCCAGAACGCAGTCGACAACACGCTGATCTATAAGCTGGTTGACAAGCTCGACTCTGGCACGCTGTCCGAGGCGGATCGTTCCTCCGTTGAGGCGGCTAAGGCAGCCAACGACCAGAACCTACAGCTTGCGCGCGACGCATCGCCTGGGCTACTTAGCACAGACTTCATGCGCTCTATTCAGCAGCAGCAGGTTCAGGTGCAGCGCATGATCGACTTCCTAAGTGCCAAAACATCAAGCGCACAGGCCCAAACGCCAACTACAGCACCCGCGCCAGAGCCACAGCAAACCCGTGTCGCCACCGTGCACCAGGTGCGCATTGATGGTTTGGGATCATCTTCGTCCGTCATCAACACCGCGAGCGAGGCCGATGCACGCGCGGTTGTTGATGCTCTGCGCGCGGCGTCTCTCAGATCTTCGCGTTGACCATGATCCTGAATAACATCGCCACCAATGCCACCGTCACGCTGCCAGATTCGCTGCTATGGCGGGATGAGCACACATGGCCTGCTGCGGTCAGCAGTACCACCTACCTGCTCAACGGCGCGCTGCTGATCCAGTCTGCAGCGAAGCAGGCCGGGCGGCAAATCACCTTGCAGGCCGATGCCGACATGGCCTGGCTTCGCCGCTCGGATGTGGACACGCTGCGCGCCTGGGCATCTGAGCCAATCACGGCAACCAGCGGGCGATTCCTGCTCACCTTCGCTGACGCACGCAGCTTCACCGTGGCATTCCGGCACGACGAGCGCGGACTTGAAGCCGAGCCTGTGCTTGGCATTCCGGCAACCGGCCCGAATGACTGGTATCGAGTGACTTTGAAATTCCTGGAGATTCCTGCATGACCATTCTTGAAGGCGATATCAAGCTGCTAGCCAGCAAGGTCATGGACGACGTTCCAGAAGGCGGCGGCGGCCCGTCGGGCACCGTGATTGCCGACGGCGCGAGCAACGCCATCTTCGCTGACGTGACCGAGCTTGACCGTGCTGGTGGGGCGGTATCAATCCGGCAGCTTCACGCGGCTGTGCGCACTGCCAACGTTGACTCGTTCATGGGCGCAAACGTCATCGTTGCGGAGCCGCCGAACGACCTGAACGTCTCCGTGACGCTCACGCCGTGCGCGCCATTCGCAAGGCGAACCGACATTGCGCAAGCGATCGAGAACTACCTGATCGCTGGGCCGGTGTGGGGTGGATACCTGCTGGAAAACCATGTGGCGGGCCAGCGCAGTATCCAAATCTTTCAGCGCCCTGGAGACCCAACTCCAAACATCGGACAAACGCTGGTGCTGGTGCAGTCGGAAGGCCAGCCATCCGAGCGCAAGCAATATGTGCGCGTGACCCGCATCTCATCCGTGGCTCGCATCTTCACCGGCACCGATGGAAAAGATTACAAAGCGGCTGTGGTCACCTGCGACATTTCCGACGCGCTGCGCACGGACTTCACCGGATCGCCTCCGTCTCCGTACTTCCAGCGGGCAGCGAATGCCACCCTGATCCGCGACACCACCGTGGCAGACGCCGGGAGCTATGTTGGCGCGTCACCGCTCACGGCGGTTGCGCATATAGGGGACGCGACCGTGACCTGCGACAGCATCTTCACGCAGCTCGTGCCAAGCTCACAGACCGAGGTTCCGATCACCGACGTCAAGCCGAACGGCGACTTGGTTGCGGGAGTTGCCACAGGAAGCAGCATCACGCGCACCATCAGCACCGGGTGGGATGCAACGCACGCAATCTATTTAGGCGGCGGAGTTATGCCTGGGAGCCTATCTATCGACTCCGGCAGCAACACAATCACAGACGCGGCAGGGCGGCTGTATGCTGGTACGACCGAGATAGGCTCAATCGACTACGCAAACGGCATCCTCACAGCAACGACCAGCCTTGGCTATTCGCACACAGCGACCTATAAGCCCGCCGCCTTCCCGGCGCTCAACATGCAGACCGCCGGGTTCGATGTGACGGCAGAAACCCGATCCGGCACCTTCGTATTCATCCTAAACCCGGTTCCTTCGCCGCAGACGCTCAGTGTGAGCTACATGGCGCAAGGACGCTGGTATGTGCTGCGCGAGGACGGGGCGGGCAAGATCAAGGGAATGGATGCCGCCTACGGCTCCGGCACGCTCAACTTCGTGACCGGCTCCGTTTCGGTGACGCTCGGCGTGCTGCCCGATGTTGGTTCGACCGTGATGCTGACCTGGGGTACGAAAACCACGCAGACCCAGCGCGCGGGCGGAACTGTCAAGGCAGAGATGGCGTTTGACCTTGCCAACGGCGGCGTGGCCCCCGGCACGCTCACGATCACTTGGACGGACGGAGCGGATACCAAAACCGCAACTGACAACAGCGCGGGACAACTGTCCGGAGACGCCACCGGCACCGTGAGCTACACCTCCGGAAAGGTGGTGTTTGTGCCCAACAACATGCCCCCGGCCAGCGCGACGCTCAATATCAGCTACCAGTGGGGGCCGAAGATTGAGGAAACGTTCGCGCACCCGATCCGCAACGCATCGGGGCATCTGGAGATCACGCTCTCAAACCCGAACGTGCTGCCGAACACGATGGAGGTTGAGTGGAACCTGCTGATCGATGTGAACGCGGTCAACAACGACTATGTTTACACGTCGGTGGACTTTATTCCGAACCCTTCACCGTACTGGAGAGACCCAACAAAGATCGTGCGCGACACCGGCTCCGGCGCGCTGCAAGGCATTACCGGGTCGACTGTCAACTACTCGGCTGGCACTCTTGAATGGAATCCTGACCTTACGATCAACCTCCCGATTCCGAACTACGCCAAGACGGTGCTTGGAACCAAGCCTGAATTTGCTTGGACGGGAACAATATTGATAAACACCATCCACCAACACCTCGACGGCTTCCGATACGCTCCATGCCCTGCCATCTACCCGTCAGACGAGTCTGGCTACGTCAAGGTGCGCTACCGCACCGCATCGGCTGGCAACGCCGCAACAGAGACGCAGACATGGGCGCCATACATAGACGTGACGCGCGGCTATGACGAGCAGCTTGTGCCAGGTAGCCTGCTGCTGCAATTCGGCCCGAAGCTTCTGACGGAGCGCGAAGGTCGGCTCGATGTGGATATCAACACCGCCAACGGCTCAGGCACGCAGTGGGGCTCCATCAGCTACGCTACAGGGCGCGTCACGCTCACGCAATGGCTCGCAGGCCAGGCCAACAGCTTCAACATCCTGGCGATGCTTACCACGCTCGGCATGACGCCGTGCAACGAAATAACCTTCCGCACGCCGATGGCCCCGTTGCGCCCTGGTTCGCTGACGATGCAGTTCCAGTTCGCGGGTAGCACCACGCTCACAACGATCACGGCGGACGCCAGCGGCAACATCGTTTCCGGCTCGGTCAGCGGCAAGGTGGACTACCAGACCGGCACGGTGCGCTTGCTATTCGGCCAGGAACTGTCCGTCACGCCAGCGATACAGGATGAGGAATGGTTCGTACCGGAGGCCGTGTACAACGTGGGCGGGGTTGACAAAATATGGAAGCCGCGCATGGTACTTGTGGACACCTTCCGTTTCGCCTGTGTTGCCTACAGCTACCTTCCGATTGACGCCAGCATCCTCGGCCTCGACCCGGTGCGGTTGCCGCAGGATGGGCGGGTGCCGATGTTCCGGGTTGGAGGCTATGTGGTTGTCGGTCACACCGGGCGGGTCGGGCCGGTCACGGTCAGCAACGGGCAGACCATCAACTGCGCGCGCACCCGGCTCTCTCGGCTGCGGGTGGTGGGAAATGACGGCCTTGTCATCAACACCGGCTACACGGCCGACATTGATGCTGGAACCGTCACATTCACCGACGTTTCAGGTTACAGCCAGCCGGTCACGGTTGAGCATCGCGTCGAGGACATGGTTCGTGTGCGCGATGTGCAGATCAACGGCACGCTATCGCTCTCGCGTGCGCTGTCGCACGATTTCCCGGTGCCCGGGAGCTACGTCTCTGGTGCGCTCGTTGCTGGCAACCTAAAGGCCCGCGTGAGCGGCCTATGGGATCAGGCTACCTGGGACGGTGTGACCTGGGTTGACTACCTGGTCGGATCAGCTGCGACCGCCTCCTACAACGACACCGTTGCACCGATCGAGGTCACGAATGCCGGGGCCATCACCCAGCGCTGGGCCCTGCGCTTCACCAGTTCCAGCACGTTCGACGTGATCGGAGAGAACGTCGGCAACATCGGCAACTACAGCATCAACGCGGACTGCGCGCCCATCAACCCAATCAGCGGGCAGCCATATTTCACCATCCGCGCTATCGGCTGGGGTCTGGGCTGGGCGGCTGGCAACACCGTGCGCATCAACACCGTGGGCGCGATGTACAGCTACGCGGCGGTTCGCACCGTGCAGCCAAGCGCCGCAGCTGGGACAGATTTCAAGTTCGAACTGCTGGTGCGCGGCGATGTGGATCGCCCGCCTTCGCCTTGATTCAATAGGAGATTCTCATGGCTCAAATTCCTGTCAAATACTTCACCAGCAGCATGGCTGGCGCGCAAGTGGTCAGCAACAACTGGGGCGACCTGATCGCCTTGCTCGATGCCTGCCTCGTGACTGGATTTGCGACCAAAGTGGTCGACTCTCTGACGTTTTCAGGCGGCATCGCAACCGCGACCATTTCCGCAGGCCACTCGTACCAACCGTATCAGGTGGTCGAGATCGCCGGAGCCAACCAGCCAGAGTACAACGGGCAGTTCCTGGTGTTGACCGTAACGTCAACCACATTCACATACGCAGTTACCGGCACGCCCGTATCACCGGCAACGACGGCGAATAGCATCTCGGCCAAGGTCGCATCGCTGGGCTGGGTGAAGGCGTTTTCCGACACCAACAAGGCCGCCTACCGAAGCAACAACCCATTGTCTCCGCAGAGGCTGTTGCTGGTAGACGACAGCCTTAAGACACCCAGTTACACGACATCCTGGGCCAAATGGGCCAACGTCGGCATCGCTGAGAGCATGACCGACATCAATACCATCGTCGGCGCACAGGCACCATATGACCCGAACTACCCAACCAAGAACTGGCAGCAGGTTCAGGCCAACCAGTGGGGTTGGCACAAGTGGTATCACGCGCGCCAGGGCGGAGCCGAAACCAGCGGTGATTCAGGTAGCGGCGCTCGCAATTGGGTTCTAGTCGGAGATGACAGGATGTTTTACCTGTTCGTCACCAACGCCCCAGGGTACAACTGGTACGGGCGCAACTTCTACTGCTTTGGCGATATCACTAGCTTCAAGGCTGGCGACAACTACGCCGTCGTGCTGGGCGCGCACGACAACATTTCGACCAACGGAAATGGTTTTACCTATCCTTCCGACTACGGTGGGGTCTCTAGGGCAAACTCGCTGGACTTCACAGGCAATGTGCTGCTGCGCAACCACACGCAGCTTGGCAATCCGGTGCGGTTCGGGCTCACGTCGCTCAACACTAATAACGGCCAACAGGTCTGCGGGCGCGGGCCGATTACGTTTCCGAACGGTGCCGACTACAGCCTGTGGCTGCTGCCGACGTATGTGAAGCAAGAGGATGGCCACATGCGTGGAATCATGCCCGGGATGCTGTGGATGCCGCAGGATCGTCCGTACTCGGATCAGACCATTGTTGACAACGTGGTCGGACAGGCGGGCAAGCGCTTCCTACTCGTGCGCATGGACTACGGTTCGGATGCAGAAGGTGCGCAGGTCGCATTAGACATCACCGGCCCGTGGAGGTAAGCCGTGAGCTACCCGCTCAACAACACCTTCGACACCGCACCTCCGAGCGGATACCTCACGACGCTCGGCGGCATGTCTTACAGCTATAACAGTGCGCAGCAGGCAATCGACATCTCGGCGTCGAGCAACCAGTCGATCTTGCGCTTCAACGAAGCCGCCAACGGCGATTTCTGGTTTGAGGCCGACATCGAGTTTCTGTCCGACTCCAGTGGCCAAAAGCACATCGGCCTGTGGATGACGACGGGCAACGGTTCAGAGGGTTATCGCTTCGCTCATTACTACAGCTACTGGTTCGCTACCTCCTGGAACAGCAGCTTTGGGGCCGTAGCACAGATTGGCGGAACCATCAATGACGGCGCGAAGCCCATCGTTGACGTGTCTGCTACCGCCCCGACGTTAAACGTGGGGGAGAGGAGAATCCTGCGCTGCGAAGTGATCTGCGGCGCTTACGATTCAAACGGCGTTCCGTGGGCACGGCTGATCCAGTTCAAGGCCGATGGCGTGCTGATGTTCCAGGTCATCGATGCAACCTACCGGGGCAAGCTGATACCGGGTGTGTTTCTGTTCGGGGCATCGGCGCGAGTCCACGCGATTGCTGGCGACATGCCATCCGGTCTGCCTGCATTTCCTGCGTTGGTCGGGGCTTATGGCGGATCTGAGTTGTCCCGCCTCAACAGCCCATCGAGCGATCTTTGGAACCGACCGGGCGGATACGACTGCCAGTTCAGGACAATCCAGGCCAGCCGAAGAAATATCCACTTCGGCGGCAACGGATTCATCGCCGGCACGACCAAGGAAAAGGGCACGCCAGACCACCAAAAGGTAGCGAGGGTGCAACTTATCAGCGAGAACACCAGCATCCTGGTTGCCGAGACCTGGAGCGACGCCTCCGGCAACTACCGCTTCGAGAATCTAGACCCGACGCAGCGATACACCGTGATCGGATACGACCGTGAACATCTGTACCGCGCCGTGATTGCTGACAACCTCAAACCAGAGCAGATGCCATGACCTGGAGCGTCTCCACCGCCGTGCTCGAAGCGCAGCTTGCTGCGACCATCGCGTTGGCAGACAGCGGCCCTGGCAGCGCGCGGCTGCAATTCTTCACCAATGCCTATCCGGGGCCAGGCGCACCAGGCCAAGCTCCGCAGGCTGAGATCATGCTAGCCAAGCCCTGTGCCACCGTAACGGGCGGAGCGCTCTCGTTCGCGCTCGCGGCAGAGCCTGTAGGGATGGTGCTGACGGCTGGAATTCCGCGCTGGGTGCGCTGGCTGAGTGCCTCTGGCGATCGCATCGCAGACGGCACCGTGACCGACGCAGCCAGCGGCGGCGATGTGCAGATTACCGGCGGCAGCACGCCGCCCGGAGACAACAGCCCTGCACTGCTCGCAGGCTCCATCATCCAGCTTGCATCAAGCGCGCTGACCTGACATGGATCAGACCGGCCTCGTTTTTTGGCAGACACCAGTCACCGGCAACCCGGTTGCGCTGGTGTTTGGCGACGATGGTACGCCGGACACGCAGACCTATAGCGCCAGTGCGGTCGGATCAATCAGCGGCCTTGCCGGAGTCATTCAAACCCGCTGCGGCGTGCGCATTGCCTGCGCCGGTTCCATATCTGGCCTTGCGGGCGGCATAAACGCCAGAATTGACCTCAACGTCGACCGCCCGACTGTGTGCCGTACGGTGAGCGTCGCGCAGCATGCGCAGCCGATCTCGATCGCAGCGCGCACCGCAGACCAGCAGGCAGCACCGCTTCGCCCTGGGGTGGTCTGCAAGCAACAGCAAGCCGCTCCGATCAGCGCCAGCACGCAAGACCGCGAACAGCAGACCTTGACGCTGCGCACGGCGGCCTTTGCCGCCTACAGCGAGGCGATTGGCCTAAGCCCCTGGGCGCGCGCCGTGCTGTTCGAGGATGCGGGCCGCCTGCGCGCCCGCTCTGCTGAAGCGGAGCAGCAAGCCTATCGGCTGCGCGATGTCCGCACCGCCCGCTTCGAGGATGCGCGCCGCCTGCGCCATGACCGCCGTAGCAGATTCGAGGATGCGGCACCGCGCCGCAGCGCCCACCACGG